ATACTAACCTCAAATCTTTGAACTTTTTCAACAATGATATTATCTTGTCGTTGCACATTGTACCATTAGTTGTGACATGTAATTTTATTTTTTTTGCCTGTCCGTTCTGCACAAGCATCTCGAGTAACTTTATTACACGGGGATTGAATAAAGGTTCTCCGCCTAGGACTTTCAATATTTTTAGATCATGTTTCACTAGTTCCAACATTTTTACGTAATCCGAATCTTTGAGATCAAAATCTTTTTGGTCTAAATCTTCATAACCTAGTGCGTTATTTTCAACAAGTAGTTTAGAACTATTTTCGCCACTACACATTTGACATTTCAAGTTACATAAATTTGTTATATTAAAATGAACATCTTCAGGAAATTCTAGGTCCTCTTTGCCGATCAATTTTAAGTTTCTTTGATATTTGTTTTTGAATATTGCATGGTGTTCTGTGTTAGATCTCATACGAAAACTGGAAAGGCCTGTGTCTTCCTTTTTCCAACACTCTGAGCATTCTGTTGGTCTCTTGTCCTCGAGGAAACGTGATCTTAAGTACTTCAGATAATCACTTTTCCACCATGATGCTAGATCGGTTTTCTTAATGCTGTACTGATTTTTCTTCGTGTATTCCGATTGTAAAGGGTCCAACATACAACAAGGACTGATGTCACCCTTGGCATCTATCCAAGCACTGTTGAATGGTCGAATACAGAAATTGCTTTTATTTTTTAATTTTTCCACTGACTATCTCGTGTATTTGTTTCCAATTACTTACACGTATAATGTCAGGGTGTTGTAGGTCTTGATTGTATGGATGGTCTATTAATATAGGTTTTAAACCGTATTTGAGCCCGGTTATAGCGTTCTTTGGCTTGTCCTCGACCCAATACAGTCCGGTATCGTGAAACTCCGCTAAAGCACTGTCTTTGTCCGCACCAGTGCCTAGTATATGGTAATTTGTGAATACATGATCACCAAATAGTTCTCCCATTCTTCTTTTACGCAACTGTTGTGCAGGTATATCTGATGTCTGAGAAGTAATGGGTATGAATGTCCACCCCTCGGCCGCCAACAGTTTTACCCAAGTCTGTGATTCCAACATTGGTCTCTGTGTGCCTATCCAGGCACTACGATTGAACTCCCTGATGTGCTTCCTGATCTCGTCTTTGGTCACACCAAAACGTTCTGCCATTTCGTATGTGTTCTGTTTGTCTGGTAGTAGTCTGTGTGGGTGATATCTCGCACCCCTCTCGTCAAACAGTGTTCGTTGCAACATCCATTTAGTAAAGTGGTGTTCCCACTCCAACAGCACACCGTCTACGTCTGTGAGTATAATCCTATTTGATGTCAGCATCTTCCATTCCCGCGACCCTCAGTTTGACAATGTTTGTGATCTGCCATTGTTTTTGGTCCAGTCCTTTGGTTATGCCCAGCCATTGATTTCTGATTAGTGCGAAGTCGTTTATGATCTTGTCCATGTCGACAACATCGTCCTCGCCGTCCACATACTTCTCTGCATCTCTGCTTGATAACGCTCTGTTGTAATTTTCTAAGTATTTCCTGAAAGTCTTTGATCTCAGTCTCCTCAACTCGATGTTTAGGTATTCTAATATCGCTTCTAGTTGTTGCAGTTGACTGAATCTCTCTTCCACTATGCCTGGTAGTGACGCACTGGCCCTTTCCAGGTTACCGTATATCTTGCACTGCTTCTTGGCCTCTAACAATTCTTGGTCAAAGTATGCCACGCAGTCTGGTATCTTGTCTAGGTTTCTGCTTACTTCGTTGTACCAATTAATCATCTTCGCCGTATCCGTCTGACTCTTCGTCTTCCTCGAACACAGTAGCAACGGCTTCTTCTAACTTGGGATCAAGCTCTGCAGATCCTTTGAGTACGTCATGCTCTACTCCTATGTCCTCTAGGCTTTTAATAAAGTCTATGGCACAGTCCAGTTTCTGTCTCTCTGGAACGTAGTGTGTTATGGAGTTCCATAACCTTTCGATGTCCTCGTGTGTGAAATCTATCATTACTCTTCTTTTTTACTCTTTGTTTTTGTTTCCACTTCGATAGGGGCATCAGTGTCTTCTATCTCTGTTGGTGCTTCTTCTTTGAATTCTGCCATTATCATATCTAATTTATCACCAACCCATGCTTTCCTAAAGTCTATGTGTTCTTTACCTGCTTTATCGATGTATTTCAGTCTGTTTCCTGTCTGAACTAACAGACCTTTCTTCTCAAAAAGATCAACTAATCCACTGTATGGATTCATACCAGTTTCATATGGAATCTTGACCTGTACACCTTCAAATGGTTTGGCATATCTGGTCTTCATGACTTTACAAGCGGCTCTTATACCTCTCACATCTGAGACTTTATTACCTGCTTCGTCCTCTTTTAATTTTAATTTCTTCATTGCAACAACAATAGAACTTGCGTAGATAAATCCTTGTCCACCTGATATCTTGTCATCCGGATCAAACATGTCCTGTGATGCGTATGTGTGATTGGTTGCTATCAGTCCCACGTTCCAACTACCAAACATGTTCACACAGTTTCTCACAAGGGCTGTCAACGCCTTAGGTTTTCTACCCAAGTCGCCTTTCATGTCACCTGCTTCAAACTGATTCACGTCCGTTGGTGTCAGCATCATGCCCAAACTGTCTATGACAAATAGCACTTTAGGTGCACCTTCCTTGTTGTCTGCGTGTTGCTCTTTGTAACCTTTCATGAACTCTGAAACAGTTTTTGCCACATCATCGACCATTGACATGCTCAATTTTAGTAGTTTGTCTTCTGATGTGTCTACTTTCAATGCCTGTAACCATTTCTCATCCAGTGCATTCTCTGTGTCGATCAATATAACAAAGATGCCTTGCTCTTGTGCGTTCTTGATTATGTTTCCTGATGCTATGTAACTCTTGCCTGCTCCTGATTCACCTGCAAGTACAGTCACTTTGCCTAGCGGAATACCTTTATTGAAATCACTGGTCATCAAATAGTTCAATGCATAATTTCCTGTTGAGATCCAGTCTGTGGGATCGCTGAATCCTATGCCTAAGCCTTGTATTGATTTTGTGATACTCTTTCTAAATTTTGTTGCGTCAAACACTTTTGTCATTTTATTTCCCTTATAAGACTATCCAAAGAATAATTGCCACAATCAACATCCATGCAGGTATTTGTTTGTACAATATCCATTCAACAGCCTTTTGTATTTTCTTTTTCATAATATAATTTTACTACACAAGGCCCTGATAGTCAAGATCAAGGCCTTGGTAAATGTCAGATTATTTTGCTTGTCTTGATCTAATCAACTTCAAGATGTCTTCTGCTCTCTTGGCACTGTCGCCTGCCGGAGCCGCCGTCGCCGGAGCCGCCTCAGGTTGTGGTGCTGGTGCAGTTGCAGTCACAGGTGCCGCTGTAGGAGCCGCCTCTGCCACTGGTGTCGCCGCTGGAGCCGATGCTGTTGGTACTGCTACCTGTGGTTTACCTTGATACGCCACGCCTGCTGGTCTGAAGTACTGTCCATACTGCTCAAGATCATAAGCCTCACCTTCCACAGATTTAGCAAATAATTCTGCGATTATTTTTACCTCTGCTTCTGTTGGTTCTTTTGGTCTAAAGTCACCCAGGTTGTGTAACCCATGTGTGTCGATCGCGGCTCTCTCTGCCTCGTCCAACGGTCTTTCCCTTCTTGACCATTTTGATGTTGAGTAATCAGCATAACCACCTTTAGTTGTTTTAGTGATCCTGAAGTCCACACCTTTCAAGTAATCAGTTGGCATTTCTTCCATCTCTGGATCCATAAGTGCTCCTCTGATTATGTTGAAGATCTGAGGTCCAATGATAAATCTTCTTATTGGATTCTCAGGTGTTGAGTCTTCTGCTAGTGGATTCGTTGTGACAAAACCTTGGAAAATGTAACTCTTCTTTTTCCAGTATTTTCTGCCCATGTCTTCCATGCTCTTGTCTTTAAACCACGGTCTGACTTCTGTCAGTACTGGACAAGTTTTCCCATACATTTCCATGCACGGTACTTGCACTGTCACTGGTCTTGAATCAGTCTGACCTTTTATACCTGCGAAAGGTAATTTGATCATGTTTCTTTCAGTCCAGAAAAATGTGTTAGTTTCATCCTTATCGGGCAAGAATCTAACTACTGCTTCTGATCCTTCTGATATGTTCCAGTGTGGGTAGATGGCGTTGTCTCCGCCTGTGTTGGAAGTGGAGCGATTCACTTCTTGAGATTTTAACTTCGCTCTTATTTCAGCCAATGATGCCATAATGTAAGCCTCCTTTATTGTGCCTATGTTTGTTTTAGTTTGCCTAAGTGTATATTAGACATATAGTACATAATATACAACTATATTTATCAGTTGTCTACTACTATTATTGGTAATATGGAGATTTTATTATGCTATGTTGGCCAGCGTCTTGATTCTGTCCAGTTCCGTGTTGATCGCTTCTGCTTCCGCTTGTGCTTCTGCTGGAACTTCCATTTCTTCTTCTGAAAAAAACTCTTCAAGTTGTAAGCCTGCCATCTCTATAGCATCCTTCAGTGTGTACTCGTCGTCACCAACTTTAAACTTGTCGCCTGCTTTCATGCCTGCCGCTTTGGCTTTCTGTACTGCCTGTGCGAATTGATTGCCTTCGTTAGTTTTATCTGTGTATCCTGGTGTACCTGATTTCATTCTTTTGTAAGCAGTTGTGTTCATCATTTTATCTGCTTTGGTGACATCTAATTTGGTTGCATTCTCTTTGTCTTTCTTTTCGATTTCAGAATCTTTTGGTTCTGTTGCATATTCATCAATGTCATTAACCCAATTCTCAAACGCTTCAGTCTCTTTGGCCTTGCCTTTTAAATCTTTCTTGGGTGCAAAGGCACCTGGTTCCATTCTTACTTGATCTGTGTATCCTGGCTCTGACTGCATTTTTTTGTAGTCGTCGATGTATCTCTTGGCCAACTGAACCGCGATCTTCTTGTTCTTGATGTAGTCCGGTGTTGGTTTGAATGTTGCTGAATTTTCTTGTTCCATTTCATCTGCTACTCTAGAAGCGAAGTTTGCCACCCTGTCTTCCTCTCCTGTTTTAGTCAACAGTCTTGATGCTATGTCTGATAGTATAGAACTTAACATCGTGTTCTTGTTTGTGAATTTTGTAACTTTCAACATCTTGTCTGCTGAATCGTCTTTCCTTAAAACTAATTTTTGATCAGGATCATTTAAGAAACTTTGAACTACTGCTCCATGGTCCACTGGTGCTTGTACAGGTGCGTCAATTGGTTCTGCATCTGGCTCTAATTCGTTCACTTGCCCTTCTTCCTTTGGAGCATTTTCTAGTTCACTCATTATTCTGTTTATGATTGGTAATGCATCTTCAACTCTGCTGTCTAGGTTTGTCATTGTGAACTTCTCTCTCATTTTGTTAACAGTTTCATCGTCCAGTATTTGTTCTTCTGATGTTTTGAAATCTTTACTTGCGTTTTCGTAGTGTGCTTGGTTAGAAAGGTTCTTCATGTAACCTCTTAGGTTCTCTAGTTTCAATTTTGTCTGCTCAATGATGTCGCCTGCGTTGTCGTTCAACTGATCTTTGTTAGTAACATATCTCGAGAATGAATTTAGTTTTGCTATGTCCTCTGATGTTGAAACGATGTGCTGTCCAAATTCATCATGTGGTCTTCCACCATTTGACACGTGTCTCATCATTGCTCTCGCACCTGCTAAATGAGTTAATGGATACTTGAATCTTTCGCCGTCTTCGTTTTCAATGTATAGTGATTGTATCTGTCTTGATCTTGCACCTGGCACAGTCTCGTCAACTTTGCCTTTGTGTCTGATTATCAATTTTGTTTTGTTTAGGTTCTCGTACGAACGTTTTGCAGTGCCTGTTAGGCCTTCTGTAACACCTGCTAGTTTAGTGATTCTTGCTAGTTCTTCTGACATTTCATCAGTATTTACCGTTTTGTTCGTATCTGCAAGATTTTCATAGTCCTGCTTCGTTAGGTTGTTTTTGGTGATATCCCTAACGTCAAATCTCATTTGATGCTCCACTGCAAAGTCTTTCAACTCTTTAAGGAATGCATACCACTCGTCTCTGCTGTCCTCATCAATCTTGTTCACTAGATCCCTGTTGTAGTACACTTTCATGTTCTCACCGTCTGCTAGGCTTATGCTCACGCTACCAAAAGTGTCTGCGTCCTCGGCAAATTCAAACTCAAAAAATACAGCACTGCTTGGATCGGCTGTAGCGGCACCATTTTCATCACCTAGTCTGATGTTTGAGAATTGCGATCTTATCTTGTTGAATAAATCTTCGGAGTTTTTAGGGTTCATATAGTGTATTTATTATCCTGTGAACGATCCAAATATGGGCATTGGTGTTATCTCACTTGTACGATCTGTCCATTTCTCAAATATTTTAGGGTCAAAATCCGCCAACACTTTCATCATACGAGTCATTAATAGACACGCACTGACTAGGTCATCGTGCTGTCCCGGTTTTGCTTTGTAACTCATGCCACTAGCCACGAAATCTTTGAGTTCTGATATAAGCAGTTGTGAATTGATCTTCATTTTGTTGTTCTCTATAAGTTCTTTGAATTTTGTACAGGCATCTATCTTGTGTTTGGCAGTGGTATTGAACCCTCTTCTGAATTTTCTTCTATGTCCTTTCCTTATGGGTTCTGATAGGAACATGCCCATTATGTTTTCTTCTCCTATGTCCATTACCCTTAACAGGGCGGCCTCGCCTAGCGAGTTATTCTCCATTGAATAGAATATCTGTGGTGTTGCTGTTGCATCTTTTTCCATGATTGTATCATGTAGATGTTTTGTGATACTTTGCAGGATTCTTACCTGTTGATTCATTGGCGTTGTGTTGTGATGCCATTCTCCAACTTGCTCAAATGTGGGTAACTCAAAAACTTGTATTGCGGCGTAGTCACCGCCTGTTCCCATGCTAGGATCTAAAGATACCATGTATGTCATTCCTGGTGTTGGACGTTTGAACCAACGTACCTGTCCTGTTGTTTCCACCGGAGCCGAGGCGTCCATGTCTGCTAGATGAATACTGTCAATTAGGGTTTCATCAAAGATTAAGAATTCACATTCGTGTTCCCTCCTGAACCTCTCATCACCGATCCTGGCCTTCTCTGCTTCCGCCCATTCTTCGTTCCTGTCTGGGTGTTCTGACCAGTGTGCCTTCATGGCGTAGAAGCCATTTGTTCCTACTAGTTTGTCATTGCCATACTCGTCAAATCTCTTGTTTGCTTCCTTCCAGATCAATGCGAACTGGTCTTCGTCACTGTTAGGTGTGCTTGTGATCATGCACTTACCACCTGTACTCAATGTTGGTGACAGTGATGTCCAAAACTCTTTGGCCTTCTCTGGTGGTTGCACGAACGCGAACTCATCACAGTAGATCAAAGTAAGTGACATACCCCGTCCTGTGTTCTCAGTTGTTGTGGTCGCCATGATCTTTGATCCGTTGTCAAACTCTATGCTGTTCCTGTTGTATTGTGTCACGCCCGCTTTGATCCAACTGGGCAACATCTCGTATGCGTAACGCACCCTCGACATTATGTCTGATGCTCCTGCGTATTTGTGTGCGGCGATTAGTATCTGTGAATCTGGTCTGAACATGGCATACCAAATAAGGAATCCTGACGCACATGTGGTCTTGCCCGTCTGTCTAGGTAGCATGGCAATTGAAAATCTGTGATCGTTGTAACTGTTGATCAGTCTTTCTTGATACGGGAATGGCTCGAACGGCATTGAACCTTTCACAGGATGTTGTATCTTCATGAATGTTTTCATAAAGAACAATGGCCCTGTTTTTGGGTCCATGCACTTCTCAAGTTGTTCCACTTGGGCTTTGCTGTATTTGTGTTTCTTGTGCGCCTTCTTTATTTGGTCGCTATCTAGTGATACATACGCCATAGTGTAGTATTTAACGCTGTGATGTTACTTGGAAAAGTATTACTTTGCTTCTTTGTCTTTGATGGCTTTTTTCATTGGTTCTTTTTTATCGCCATCTTTGTCCATGTCTAAGAAGTCAGGTTTTGCCGCTTCTTGATATGAAGTTTTGAAACTTTCGTACTGTGTTCTAAGACTGTTAGCCAACTCTTCTTCAGTGATCTTATCTTCTGCCGCCATTGGATTGTCGCCTGGAGAAACTCTTGTATGTGTTTGCTTTTGTCTGTTTAAACCACCTGAGTGTTTGTTTACCAAACTGTCAACATCTTGAACCTTTTCTTCTGGTTCGTTTGCAAACGTTTCTTCTTTTTGTTCGTCTTCTGGATTCTTAATTATGTCTCTCATTCTAGCCATGTCCATTGAACCCGCCGCATCGTCATCGCTGTGATCCATGTCTGATCCATGTTCTGGCTCTTGGCTAATCATTGCCTGATCAACTTGTTGCACACCTGCAAGTTTTAATATCTGCATCATCATTGATGCTTCCTGAGGGCTGTCAGTTGAAATTTTAATTGCTTCTTTCACAGTTTCTTTTTTGTCTTCTTTGCCTGCTTTTTTGTCATGGTACGCTTTTAG